TAACGCTCCTTGTAGCGCCCTCGGCTGCCATGCCGTTGGCGGGTTCTGGCGATTGATGCGCTTGGCCATGCAGCCGGCGCATTCCACTTGCTCTGCGTGGTGCAGGGCTACATTGACGCTATCCGCACTGGACAGCGGCCATTGCTCCGTTCCTTGGGCCAGCATCCGCAAGCCGTGCGTCCAAGGCAGGCGCGCACCAAAAGTGCGGCGCAGGGCATTGAACACCTCATCCATTCGCGCCGCCCACGATGGCGATCCGACCTGCCAGTATGCTCCCGATGAACCAAGGCAGACCCGGCCCCAATCGTTGGCCAAGTCCAGCAGGTAGTCAATCGGCAGGCCAAGGTGCCACACCGGAATACCCCACTGCTTGCCGTAGGGCCAAGTCTTGACCATCTCACGCTGCTGTTCGACGCTGCCGTCAATAACGTCCGGCACTACAGCCCAATGAGGGTGCGCCAGCAACGGATCCAGCCAATCGTAGAACCCGCGCAAGTCAAACGCCACGCCGCGCGTCTTACAGGAGAACGCTCCGTTGTCCAGCATCAGAGACTGCCCGATGCGCAGGCAGGTTTTAAGGCTGTCTGGCCGAAAGTAGCTGACACAGAAGTGCTGGCCCGCCATCGCGTCCAGTGCGTGCTTCGGTGTGATCGGTGTGCCGTGGTAGTGCAGCATGGGGCCGCAAGTGTCAGCCCGCCGAGCCCGCAGAGTCAACCTCCCGAGAATGACCCTGCAGGATTGTCAGGATTGTCCAATGCTGGACAAGGTGGGCCATTCGATGCCATGATGCGTCCGCGCCGATTCGAGCGCGACAACGGAGAGCGACGAATGTACACGACCTATGGGCCTGGTGACCCGATCACCTGGCAGGGTAACCAGCCCCTCGACGACGATTCCCCGCTGACCAGCGAAGCCCGCGACCACCTGCTGGCCTGCCCAGCAGACTGGCAGATGTGGTTGGCCCGCGTGTCGCATGCCCGCGAGGGCGCGGCTTTCGACACCGTGAACGTCCGCGAGGACGACATGGGCGACGTCTGCGTGGACACGCTTCTGGCGTGCCTGCTCAGCGGCACCCGTGCGCAGGCCGAGGCGGCGCGCTACGAGCTGCAGTCGCGTTTCCTGCGGGACAACGCCGACCGGCTGCGGCAGATCGAGGATCAACTATGGCAGGCGCTGGGCGACCGCGAGCCTGAGTACTACGACGACATCTGAGGAGCGGATATGTTCACCAACATGAGTTTTCACTGCATCGTCAGCGTGGTTGCCACGAAGCGCAGCAGCGCCAACGGCCACACTTGGCGGCACATCGTCTTGACCGATTCTGAAGGGAACGAGGTCAAGATTTCGCTGTTCCCTGCGGCCGAGGACAAGGTTGCGCAGATTTCGATTGTTGACGAGGAACGGCAATGATCCTCGAAACCGCCACCCAGCGCGATGCCGACTGGTACGCCGCCCGCATCGGCAAGGCCACGGCCAGTCGGTTCAAGGACGCCATTGCCACGCTGAAATCCGGCGATCCAGCGCAGGCCCAGCGCGACTACGTCACCGAACTGGTGGTCGAGCGTCTGACCGGGCAGCGTGTCCAGAAATACGTCACCGCCGCCATGCAATGGGGCGATCACGAACCCGAAGCACGCACAGCCTACGAGCGCGTCACCGGCACCAGTGTCGAGGAAACGGGCTTCGTCGCCCACGACACCCTGCTGGCAGGCTGCAGCCCGGACGGCCTGGTGGACTGGGACGGGCTCATTGAGATCAAGTGCCCGTACAACAGCGCCGTTCATATCGAGACACTGCTGCGCGGCATGCCTGACGAGCATATCCCGCAGGTGCAGGGCCAGATGTGGATCACCGGCCGCCAGTGGTGCGATTTCGTCTCCTACGATCCCCGGATGCCCGTTGAACTGCAGCTGCACGTTCAGCGCATCCAACGTGACCCGAGCTTCATTGCCGACCTGGAAGCCCGGATCACGTCTTTTCTGCAGCAGGTCGGCACCCAAGTCGAGGCGCTGCGTCGCCTCGCGGAAAGCAAGCAATGAGCGAAACCGTCACCGCAACCAAGCGCGCCTACACCCGCACGCTGAAGACCTACGTCGTCAGCCAGACCGGAGAAGAAGACCGTCTGGTTCGCGCTTACACGCCTGCCGGCGCCCTCGGGCACTGCATGCCTCAGCTTCAGGTCCGTCTGGCGTCGCACGACGACATCATCGAACTGATGGCTGCCGGCACGCCCGTGGAGACCGCTGGCGTCGTTTCCGTCAGCGCCGAGAACGCCGGCCCGACTGACTGATGAACCGGGGCGAGTTGCAGCCGCCTTGCGGCTCGCCCCACTGAGGAGAACACATATGACCGCACTCGTCACCGTAGACCAGATCGAACGCATGGCCGTCAGCGTGGCCCGCTCGGGCCTGTTTGGCGTCAAAACCCCCGACCAAGCCATGGCCCTGATGCTGATCGCCCAGGCCGAGGGTCTGCACCCCGCCATCGCCGCGCGTGATTACCACGTCATCAACGGCCGCCCCGCCCTGCGCGCCGACGCCATGCTGGCCCGCTTCCAGGCCGCCGGCGGCAAGGTGGAATGGGGCGAGTACACCGACACCAAGGTCGTCGGCAAGTTCTCGCACCCGTCAGGCGGCAGCGTTGAGATCGCGTGGACCGTCAAGATGGCGCAGGACGCGGGCCTGACCAAGAACCCGACGTGGCGCTCCTACCCGCGCCAGATGCTGCGCTCGCGCTGCATCTCTGAGGGCATCCGCACCGTGTTCCCCGGCGTCGTGGTCGGCACCTACACGCCCGAGGAGGTCGAAGACATGGCCCCCGCCCCCGCAGTCCGCCAGGCGCCCCCACCCGCACCCGAGCCCGTGGAGGTCGTCATTGACGCCGGCGCCCTGCTGGAGCAGATCGAACTCGCCAGCACGCTGGAAGGCCTTGAACTGCTGCGCGAGGACATCCGCCGTATGCCGAAGGGCGACGCCCGCAATCGAGTGATTGCCGCAGCCACGCGCCGCGTGGAGCAAATCCGCGCCGAGCGGGAACCGCCTGCCGGCGACCCGCAAATCGTCCAAGCCGAGGAGGGCACAGTATGAGCACCCCATTGATGACGCAGGCCGAGGCGGCGCTGCACTACCGCCTGCGGGTCGCGCAGGACATGTTCGCCGTCGCTGACGACAGAGCACGCACCGCCCGCGAGCACATTGACCGCCTGCTGGTGGCGATCTACGAACTGTCGTTTCCGCTGCTCAGCCACCCGGAGCATGGCGAGGCCGCCGGCAAGGCGCACGACATCGCTGCCGAGATCGAGGACTACTGGTTCGCCGAGGAGAGCACCGATGACGACGAGTGACACGCTGCTGACCGAGCAGCAGCTAGCCGAGCGCTGGCGCGTCTCGCAGCGCACGCTGCGGCGCTGGCGATCCACGGCCAGGCTGCCGGCGCACATCCGCATCGGGCACCCTGTCGTCGGCCGGGTGTTGTATAGGCTGACTGATGTGCTGGTTTTCGAGGAGCGGGCGATCCGAGGAGGTGGGGTATGACCACGCTGCGCGAAGCCGCCCAGCAGGCGCTGGAGGCGTTGGAGAACACCACTCCGACCGGGTTCAACATGGAACGAGACAAGCAGTTCTTCGCCGCCATCACCGCCCTCCGCGCCGCGCTGGCGCAGGAGGAGCAGGAGCCGGTGGCGGTGGCAGAGACCACGGTATGCGACACACATCTTCCGACAGGCGTGCAAATCTATAGCGGCAAAAGGAATATGACATGACCCAAGAAGACATCATCCGCATGGCGCGGGAGGCGGGGCTGGCTCCTATTTACAGCGGTTGCGACGTTCCAAATGTGTCATGCGCATATGAGGATTGGGACGAAGAACTTGAGCGCTTCGCCGCCCTTGTCGCCGCAGCAGAGCGCGAGAAACTCGCCCACTGGATGCGCAGCCTGGGCTACGCCACGGGGCAGGGGGAAACGACGGAGGATTTGCTGGACTTCCTTGGCGTCGAGATTGCCGAGGGGCTGGAGGCTGAGACAATGGCCGAACGCCAACGCTGCGCCCGGATCGCCCGCGAATTCGACCGCGAGCAGCCGAACACCAACTACGGCGGGTACATCGCCCGTCTCATCGAGGAAACAGCGCCATGAAACCCAGCCACCTCACCACCCCGCGCACGCTGGCCGACTGTACTTTTACTGTCGGCTACAGCATCGCAGAATCGCGCCAGCGCTACACGCCAGCGCCTGCGGTTATCATCGCGTGTATCGCGCTGGGAGCCCTGCTGTGGACGCTGCTCTGACCATCGACATCATCGTCTGCACGGTGCTGGCCGCTGTCGGTGCCGTGGCGATGATAGTTGCGTTGGTGATTGCGCAGGTGTCGGCATGACCGCGCTACGTGAAGCCGCCCAGCAGGCGCTGGAGGCGTTGGAGCGCAGCCGCGTGTTCGTCACAACACAAGAAAAGATCAAGCACCCAGAGGGAACAGAGTGGTACGACGAAAACATCACCGCCTTGCGAGACGCGCTGGCGCAGGAGGCACAGGAGCAGGAAGACATCGCTCAAAACCTTCAGTCAAGGCTGGACGCTGCCCTGCTTCTTGAGCAGCGCAGGCAGGAACTGAGCCAGGAATTGGCTGCTTCGCTGACACCGCCTCGCTGCAAGTTTCCCGCAGCTCAACGCAAGAAACTAGCCCACTGGATGCGCAACTTATTGTTTTGAAGCCATAATCAACTGCTCGCTTCGGCGGTCCGGCTCGCACTATAGTTGGGTATTGTTGGTTATGAAGGTAGGAAACATGAATGCATTACAATGGCTAAATTCATTGCGCCCGGCGCTGCCAATGAGCATTGAGCAGCCTTGCAAGCCTATGAGCAACGGCGAGCTTAAGCGCCACATGCAGCAGGGTGGCGTGCTGGTGAACGGCGAACGTATTGAGCCGGATGAGTTGATCAACTTTCCGGTGCACTCGTTGGTGTTCTTCCCAAAGTCGGCAGCGCGTCGCACGACGCTGGTGTGATGCTTAACGTAGCATTTATTCTGGGAGCTTTGCTATGGACGCTGCTCTGACCATCGACATCATCGTCTGCACGGTGCTGGCCGCTGTTGGCGCGCTGCTTTTCTGGCCGCAGCTATGAGCATTCCCGCAGGCTGCGACCAGCAGGGTCGCTATCCCGAGGCTGCCGAGGCGTGTACTGAACTGGGCGCCGACGACTTTGCCGACGCTGCCAGGTTCGTTATCTGGCAGGTTGTGATTGCCGTCGGAATCGTGGGCCTTATCGCGGCGATCTTCGCACTTCAGTAAGACCAGATCGCTGGCACGGCGCGCAGGTCTAAGTGAATGAACCGGCCAGCGCCCTTCTGCTGGACGCCGATGCCGGTGAACCCCATCTGCAACGCTAGGCGCAGCAGGCGCACGGCGTCAGCACCCTGCACAGCGACGTCGGCAGCCATGCCAGTGGAGTGCATGCCAGGGTGAGCCTTGGCTTTTTCGACAGGATGCTCAGGGCAGCGCCAGCCCGAGGTGATAACCATCGGGCCGAACTCGTTGCGCAGCGACTGCAGGCGCTCCATAAACGCCGGCTGCATCTGCTCCCGCCCGCAGTGCCGGCAGCGGAACTCTGCGGACTTGAACGACGGGTATTCGGCCCAGTCCATCACTGTTTGCGCTTGTCCCACACCGACCAGCCCACGCCGGCCGCAGCCGCAGCGCCGCCGATCACGGCGTTCATCGTTTCGCCGTCAACGCCGTATTTCACGGCAAAACCGCCAGCCAGCGCGGTCAGAATGTGACGCACCAGCGCTTGAATAATCATGGCATTCATAGTTTCTCCGGCTCTTTGAACAACGAAATCGGCACGGCGGACCAGTCTCCGTCGAGCCACGCGATGGCGACTTCCTGTCGCGCAATCATCAGAATCCAGCACCCCGAGGTTCGCGTCTTGGCCTGCGTCAGCAGCGCATACCGCGCCCCGTGCTGACACGGCCCCTCGATGTTGTGCAGTTCCAGCCGCAGATCATCGCGCTGGACGATTGCGATCACATTTGCCTGCGCCGCGCCGGCAGCCAGTGCCAGAGCCAGCGCAGTGTGCTTCACTTGTCGGCCTTCTCATCGAGCTTGTCGAAGATCTTGCCGAGCATCTGCTTGATCTCGCTGATGTCGGACTTGTAGTCCTCTTTGGTAACGTACAGGTGCGGCATCTGCCTAACGTCTTTGTCAAGCGTCCTGATGGACTGCCAGATGTTGTTCAGCACCCAACCGCCCAAGCCACCGGCCAGCGTGACTGCCACGTTAAAAAGCGTCTGTGTGTCCATGCTTTACTCTGCAGCCCGAGCCTCGACTTCCATCGGCGCATCGCGGTAGCCGTACCGCAGCACCTGCCAAGCGTAGGTAGCATAGTACCTGATCGCGCCCATGCGCTGGTATTGCCGCCAGTGGGCGATTTCGTGCCTAGTCAGGCGCTGACTGTGCAGATGCTCGGGCAGCACGAAAATCCCCCACGGCGCCAGCGCCACGCCTGCGAAGCCGAAGCGGCGCAGGAACCAGGCGATGATGTGGCGGGCGGGGCGGGGGGTCATGGGGCTAGGGCGTTGACGGACTGGGGGGCGAGAGAATTTGAGCGCACCGGCTCTGCCCTAGGGGCGATTTCAACGCCGGCAGTGGTGGTCACTGCCCGCCCAAGACGCTCTGGCTGCAGTTGCGTAGCAACAGATCCGCCACCAGTTGCTCTTTGGCGTTGTAATTGCAGCGCTTTTTCAACCGAGCGCGCAGCCAAAGCCGGGTCGGTCATTTCGCGGGCAATTTCCAACGCTAGCTTGTTGTCCAAGCGCAAAGCAAGGCGCTTGGCGGTGTTGTTAAACACCGTTATCGTAAAGTTGAGAACGTTGGGCAGCGGCAAACCAATCTCTCGACCAGTCTCCGTACCAAGGCCCTTGATTTCAATTCCGGTTGCTGCGCCAGCCTTAACCAATCGTTCGTATTCGCCGCGCCGCAACAGGTCTTGTTGAACCGCGTTTATGTGGCTCAATTGTTGTGGCGTCAGGCCTTTCGTCAACTGGTTAATGCGCGACTGAACGGCATCCGCCGTAGCACCTGCCGGCAACGGGTCGGAAAGCTTAATGTTTGCTCGCTCGGCAATTTCTTGCACCTTAGCGTGCCGCGCAGCATTGACGCCAACAATGTTGATGCGTTGCAGCGTGTTCATGCCGGCATCGTCAAGCACGCGGATCGGGTCAGCGTACTTTTTGAGGAACGCGGCGTGAGCTTCCGGCGTGAACTTGCCAACTTCGCGCGTGTACAGGTCTTCAATACCCGAACGCATCACGCGCATGGCATCCGGGTCTTTGCCAAACATGGTGACAAAGTTTTGCGCCTCGGATACGCCTCGCGGCTGGAAATACTTGACAACTACATCTTCTGGCTTAATTTTTGGCTCGTTCAGCCCAGTGGTTCTGAACAGTTGCGCGTTGACTCCTGTCTTAAATTGCGGGACGTACTGTTCTCGGTACAGATTCAGCGCGGCAGAGTACTTTTGCTTGGCAGAATCGCTTAGCGTTGTTGATGTAGAAACCGCTTCGTCAATGGCGCTGTGAATTTGGCCTAGGTTGCGGAGCCTAGTCGCCGCCGCAGGATCTGAGGACAACTTTCCGGCGGCAATGTCCGCATTGACGGCCTTGCGGATGTCGTCCAGTTGTTGCAGCGTGGCCGTTGGGGTTTCTGGCGCGCGACGAACAAATATGTTTTTTGCGATGTCACCGCGCCCAAGCGGCACCGGCTCTGGCCTTTTGACCAGTTGCGCTAGCTTGCGGACAGTTTCTGGCGCGGTTGATGGATCAAATTCCGACAACTTTTTGCCAAGGATTTCCTCAGCTTGACGCACCACGCTGGCAAGATCAATTCTTGAGTCGCCCGCCTCTTTGAAGGCGGCTTGATAAGCCGGCTCAATGACGTTGGCCTTCAACGCTTGGCGCTTGGCTTCTGCCGATTGAAAAAGAGCAGACCCCACATCTTCAGCGTTTGCCGGCTGCAGCGCTGTTTCCATGCGCCGCTCAAGTTGCGCAAGCACCCTGCCGGCTTTTTCTTGGCCTCTGGCCTGTTGAGCGCGTTGAGCCGTTGCCGTTTGAGCCTGCATAAAGGCGTATTCGCCCGCAAGGCCCGGTACTTCTGCGGCACGCGCCTGCAGAGTTGCAAAACCCGGCGTACCTGCGGTGGCAGCAACCTCGCCAGCAGCAGGAATGGCGCCAGGCGTGACGGCGCGCTGGCCGCGCAACGCAGCAAGAATGTCGTCGCCCTTGTTTTCAAGCGCCTTCAAGTACGTGTCTAGCTTGATGTTGCCGAGCCTGCTGCCGTACTCGGCAACCTTGGCAAAAGCGGGGCCAACAACGCCGCGACCTGCGGCTTCCATAGTCGCGCCAGACAACGTTTCGCGCGCAGTGCGCTCCAGCGCCTGCGGCACAGTGATAGGCTCGTTATCGCCCGCAATCAAACGGTTGATGCCGCGAGCAGCGCTGTAACCTGCGCCAGCGCCACCAAGCATAGCCAGCGGGCCTGCTGGAGTTGCCAAAGCCGCGCCGCCCACAGTGCCAAGGCCCTCGATGGTGGGCCCGATTATTTGCGCCACACGCTGCCGGGTGGTTGGGCCGGCAGGGGCAGCGGGCGGGGCAACGTATGAGCCGGCGCCAGGGATTTGCCCCGGTGGCGCCGATGGTGCGGTTTGTTGCGACGCAGCAAACAGCCTTTTGGCTTGTGCGATAACTTCTGCATCCGAGGCGCCCGCAGGCCCGCGAATCTCGCGGATGTTGCCTTGAGGATCTCGGACTTTGTAAATTTGATCGGCCATGCTTACCTCACCACAGACCAGCCGCCACTTGAAGGCGCGGGCGCCGTAGAATTTGCGCGAGGCCCTGCTGCCGGCCTTGCTGGTGCCGTTGTTCTTGGCGCATTCAACCCAGCGCCTTGCGCCGGCATCGGCAGATTGCGGAATTGCGGGAATCTTTCAAAGTCCTCGCCATATTGCTTTTCGTAAGCGTCCTTGATGCGTTCCATTGCGGAGCGAGCTTGCTGCTCAAGTGACGCAATTTGTTCCAGCATTGGTCCGGCGCCCTTGACCGGATCAATTACGGCAATTTGATCAGCCAAGATTTTCCATTCTTGGTTGGCAATTGAGCCAATGGCTCCAGACATTGCCGCCGTAGCTTTGCCCATGGCGGTAATTTTGCCGCGCAAGTTTTCCAACCGCGTCTGAGCTTGTGCCGCAGCGCCGCCAGTAAACGACGGCAGGTATGCGCCAGTAAAGCCTGTGGCTCGTGCCAAGCCTGGCGCCGTGCGCACCAGTTCCGCACTGTTCAGTGTGTCCTGAAGATTTTGCAGCGCAGTCCCGGCGTTGCGGTATTCCTTGGCTACGGCGTCGCGGCGGCGAGCAAGCTCGCTTTCTGACATGGGTTTGCCGGCTGCGGGCGCGCCGGTTGCGGCGCTTGCTCCGGTTCCGGCTCTGGCGCCAGAACCTCGGGCGCCGGCAGCGGCACCAGTCTCTGCACCAGCCCCCGCACCAGCTACAGGCACGTTCTGCACCATCACGGCACCAGTCTGCGGGTTGGCAAGCATGTCATTGATGCCCAACCGAACGCCAGAAACTGGCAATTCTATGCGCGGAGGCGTAATGAACCGACCAGAACCGCTTTGGTCGCGCTCAAAAATGTTCTGACCGACAGGAACCGTTTTTTGTGAAGGAGTCAGCACCTGCGGCTCCAAGAGCTTCGCAGCCTCCGGGTCTTCGGCGTACATCCTCAACAGCGCGTTGGCCGTCATGGGCTGATCAAAAAATTCCGCAAGCCTGCCCTTGCGCTGGCGATACAGCAGTTCAGCCTGCAGCAATTTCTGACCGGCGTCAAATTGAGCCGGCGTTTTGGCGTTGTTGATCACAACGCGCGCCAGATCAGAGATCGTTGCATTCGGGTTGCCGAGCACCTCTTGCGCGCCACGACGAAGCTGCTCAAACGCGGCGTCTTCGCTGGACAGGCGCTCCCGCTCCATCTGCTGCTGCTGCACCCCCCGCAGCGCGTTGATCCCAGGCGCAATCCGCGACAGCGTCTGCAGCTGCGACTCAGGCGCAAACTGCATCGGCTGGCGCTGGGCCGCCATCAGGGGAAGTCGAGCGTCAAGTTGCATGATTTCAGCCCCCAATGGTGCGCCCGAAGATGTCTCGGATGAGGCGTTCTTCCTG